TTCCAGGCAAAAGGCGCCAAAGACCTGACGCCCCCCTGCCCCGTTGCCTGCCGCTGCAAGCCCACCAGATGCGCCCACGTTGCGCGATCGAATGACGCCATGCACTACCCCAGCGTCACCAGACAACGCGGCCTTGCGCGTCGAATTTGGCCCGCTCACGGTAGCCCATGTCCTGAGCCGTCTTCACCTGGTGGCAAGACGGACACAGCACCTGCATGTTGTCGTCGTCGTTGCTGCCTTCTTTGAACAGCGCTTGCTTGTGATCCAGTTCAAAGCCGCTGGGGTACGCCACCAGCTTGCGACACATGGCGCAGTGTGGATCATTCGACCATATGCGCAGCCGTGCGGCCTGGAGCTTCCTGCCCCTTAGTCGCCCGTCGGTGTTGTCGTATGCCATGGCTTCACCGGCACCCTGCAATACTCGCACTCACTCGGCCCCACTCGATACCCTGCGCCACAACTCGGGCAGGTGTCTGTGTCTTCGCACGCGGTGATGATGTGCCGTGGCGCAGCTTCTTCGATGTGGTGGATTGCCAGCAGTTCCATGTTCAATCCTTCCGCCCGTAGCAGTGAAACAGCACAGGCCGGTGCTCGCGGCCCACGAAACGAAAAAGCCCCACGCGGCGAACCGGGCGGGGCTTGTGTCTTTCGGCGGCTAACCCGGCGCAAACCGGGTAGTCCTAATGCCAATGCTGACTAATGGCGCGCAATATGCCACAGAATAACCATGCGTGCAACATTTATTTTTGCAGCCTGTTGTTCAGCATCGTCCTGCCAGCCTCCACCAGATCAGCCAGCCCTTGCTTGCTCACACCCAGCGAGCGAGCCATTGCCACCGGGTCGCGCCGGTACACGTACCACCACCGCACGGCCTCGCGGTGCTTTTCTGGCAGGGCATAGATAGCCTTCTCCACCAACACGGCGTCTAGGGTGTCCACTGGCGTGCCGATGCGCGGGGATGCTTCCCATTGCCTGGCCTTGCTCTGGTACATGCGGAACATCGGGGCAACCTGCCAGCCATGCGGGCGCACTATCACCCACCTGCGCCAGTTCTCCAGCCGTGCATGGATAGCCTGGTGGCGGTCTTGGACGTGGTTGTAGTCAACGATTTCAGTGACGCGCATCAGCATGCTCTCCCTTTCAGTTCTTTGAGCTTTGCCCGGTATTCGTGCTTGATAGCTATCAGTTCGTCCCGCTGCCACTTGTGCGGCGTGTTGTCCGCGCACAGTTCGGCGTAGCGCTCTGCCCCTATGCGGGCGATGGCACCGGCTGCTATCTGATGCGGCTTGGCTCCATGTGGCCCGTTACAGCCCTCGCATTCGCCCATGCAGTTGTCTTCGTTAAACCGGAGATGCCCAGCGGCCCCACGGCTGCGAACGTGCCCGGCGTGCTGCACCTGGCCTGGCTTGTCGGTGAATGGACGCCCACACACAAAGCACCCTTTGCCCTTGTCTCGCTCACGTATAAATGCATTGAAGGCGATCTGTGCGTCGGCAATGAGCTGGGCAATCGTCTTGATTGCTTCCTTGCGCGCCCTAATGCTGGCCCGCTCTACCTTGGCTGCTGCCCTGGCCTTTTTCGCCTCTGCGCGCTTGGCCTTCTCTGCCTGGGCATCTGCCCATGGGCCGATGCAGGAAATGTGAATGCGCTGGCCCTGCTCCAGCTTTCCCTTGCAGTGGGGGCAGCGGGTGCGGTTCATTCCCACCCCTCCGGCGCCCTGAACTTCACGCCCTGCTGCGCACCGAAGGCTTCCATCAGCTCCTGCAACTCGCACATCTCTGCACGGGTCATGCGGCTGGTGGATTGCCCACAAACCACGAACCCACCATCCAGGCCCGGCACAACCTTCGTGCGTTTGAGGCTGGCGCTCATCACGTCCTTCCACTCCTCGTCGGACAGCTTGTTGCCGTGCCAGTCCACCTGCTGGCTGATGTCGCGCAACATGGCCCACAGTCGGCGGTTCTGCGCATCGCTGCGCTTCTCTGGTCGCACTTCCAGGGTCAGCCTATGCCCAGCCATCAGCCACGCCTTTGCGTGCCTCCACGCGGCCTCTATAGCCTGATGGCCCTGCACCGGGTTGATAAGTGGGATGGTTATGCGTTCGCTCACAGCGTCACGCCCTCATGCTCTGCCAGCAGTTGTATGCAGTGGATGGCCTTGCGCAAGTCTTCGGCGCGCTGGGCCTTGTCGCCCTTTTTGCGCACCAAGTACTTGATTGCCGTGTGGGTGCAGGCGTCCAGGCCGTTGGCCATGGAAAACTGCATTGGCTGGATTGCCATGCATTTGTAGTGGTCGCCGCCGACTTGGGTGGTGTAGGCGTCTTTGGGCTCTGGGAAAACTTGGTTCATTTGGTCACTCCCCAGCTTTTTGCTGTGCGGGCAAGGACTTCCCCAGCCAGAGCACGCGCGCAGCGCTCACCGCGTCCGATGCGGGGCTGTGTCGCTGGCATGTGTGGATCGGGGACTTGTAGGCCCAATTCGGCCCCAGGGCGCATGGCGCAAATTTGTGCTTTGCCATTTCCCCGGCTTTTTTGGGGTTCCAGTGTTTGCATGTGGCGCATGTCATTGGCCCCCCGTCAGGTCGCCGGTAATCCACAGGGCAAACAAGATTTCCGACTCTGGGACGGTGCCGCCTGCGCGCACAAGGTCTAGCAGATGGTTGGCTTGAGCGCGGGTCATTGCCATGACATACGCCCTTCCATTCCAAGGGCTTGGCGAGCAGACAGAAGCGTGGACGGGCGGATCGTGTCGCCAGCCCCTGCACGGGCCAGGATTGAGCGCGCCCAATCTTTGCCGTCGTTCTGTTTGCTGAAATCGACCTTGAGCGGGGCTGCTGGCGCAGGCGCTGGCAGACGTGGCAAACCGACTTCCTCGGCATAGGTCTTGCGCGGCGTGATGGCCTCGCAAACCTTTTCCAGTTGCGGCAGGTTGGGCGCAAACTCGGGGTTTTTTGCCATCAGCCGCTTGACGGCAGCTTCGATCACATCGGGCGCGAACTTGGCCATGGCCGAGTCCCATACCAACATCGCAGCGGCCACGCCCTTGTCGCCACCCGCCTCGTTCTTTTCACCTGTAGCGTACTTCGACAGGAACAGGCTGCCGTAGGCGCCGTGCAGCAGCACGAACAGCTTGCGCACCGTCACTGATGCCTCGCGTTTGGCGCGCGGCTGGGCTGCAGCTTCGCGCACGGCCTCGTGGGCCAGGGTTGCAACATTGTTCACAGGTTCACTCCGTCATAGATCGTTGCGGCGGCTGCCGCGTAGCGGGTTTTGTTTGGCGCTTCAGCAGTGCGCTTGCCCTGCCGGTCGGCGTACCAGCCCGCGTTGAATCCCTGCCATCCAGCCTCGCAGCAGTACGACAGAGCCACCTCCATCGGCACCCCGGCCTTGTCAGCCTCCCGGCGCACTCCAGCCAGAGCGGTGTCGGTCAACGGGGCGCGCTTCTCGCGGCGCAGCCGTTGAAAGTCCTGCCATACCGGCTCCGACACGTCGTCAGGGCGGGCGGCCAAAGTGGCGGTTGTGCTGCGCTTGCGCGGCGCTACACCTTCGTTAGAAGGTGTATTAACTGGTGTTGGTGTTGGTGTTGGTGTTGGTGGCATTGCTACGGCATCGCAAACTTGTGCCGCGGCATAGTTTTGGTTATGCCGTGGCATTGCCGATGCAGTGCCGGTTTCTGCATCTGGCTTCTGCCAGCGCTTGTTTGCCTTGTCGCGCTGCTTCTGCTGCTTCTCTTGCATGGCGAGGATTTCGCCGTCTGCGCGATGGTTGACCCATCCCGCATCTGTGCGCTCGAAGAATTCGCCAAGCACCACTTCGACGGCCTCACGCTGGCTATCAGTCGTTGCCAGAACCAGGCGGCACACGGCACGAACGTCAAGCGGCAGCGGCTTTTCTGTGGTGTAGTAGGTGTCCAGCATCCTGCGATAGGCCGCGTCTTCTTCCCAGCTCAGATGCCGGGTGGCGCTCAGGTAGTCGCCGATGTGGAAGGGGTAGTAGTTCAAACCGCCGCCTTGCTGATCGCCCTGCGGCGCTCAGTGTTTTCTGCCATCACATCACCCCGCTCTTGTTGATCCGCTGGCGCTTGTCATTGCTGGCCTTGGACTGTTCGCGCGACTCAATCACGATGGATGCGGCATTCGGGTTCAGCGGCGCCTGCAACTTGCCGTTGATGTTCAGCACGCGCTTGTTGCTGTACGTGATAGGCACCGGAGCCTTCTTGCGCTTCGTTGGCCGCTTGGCGGGCATGTCGGCGCCACGGGGGCGAACTGAGGTGAAGGCGTTCATGCTGCGCCGCTCGGTCTTTTCGTGCGGGGCCATGGCTTACGCGGCCTCGGGGGTGGGCTTGGCTTTGCGGGGAGGCTTGGCGGCCATGCGTGCCACCACGCCAGCGACACGATCAGCCGTAGCCTGTGGCAGCGTTTCGGGCCAGAGATAGATGGTTTGCACGGCGCGGTAGCCCATGGCTTCCGCCGCCTTCTTTGGCGTGCCGCCAAGCAATTCGATTGCGGTTTGCTTTTTCATGCTCGTATTGTAAACATGTTTACAGCTTCATGGGCAACCATATTTTTTGTAAATTTTTCTACAAATACTTGCCACCTTGGCTGTAAACATGTTTACAATGCACCCATGCCAACGAAAACGCGGCACAGGGTGACAAGCCATCGAGCAGGCCACCGACAGGTTCTTGCAGCAGGCACGGCTGGGTAAACACAAGGCCCCCGCGGGCGGTAGCGGGCTACAAAAGATCGTCGGTCGCTCAAGTCAGTAGCGCTCTGCCCCCGGATGGGATCGGCAACGCGAACATCAACCAGCCACGCGAAAACCACCCGCTGGGTTCTGTACGGCGGTGAGGCGGGATCTGCACCGCCGAGAAAAAAAACCAAAAGCAGCGCTACGCCCACCGGAGCGGTCAATCCGGCGCGGGCCTTCAACCGAGGGCCAATCCCACAGCATCGCGGGCCGGTGCTGTGGCATTCAACAGGAGCAAAGCATGAAGTACGTTTATATGAACAACACAAACGCAGATACCACCGCTGCACACGCCGCAATCATGGCTGCCATCGCAAATGGCGGCGTCTTCAATGAAGACTTCGCAGACATCTTCGTTTTGACAAAAACGCCCGAAGGCTCAGACGCCGAATACGTTCTGAACTTCGCCTAACCCCCCGCCCTGCCAACGCGGGGCACCGTCCCGGCCACGCGCCGGGGCCATCACATCAGCGTCACGAGCTGGCATTGATGTGATGGTGAGGCACAAGGATTGGGACAACCCGGTCGGCCAACGACGTGAAAGTGGGTAACAGGAAGGGTAGAGGTGCACCGAAGCCCGGAGGTTCGCGATCCCACTGTCCGCAGCAACTGCGGCGCCATCAACCTTTTCCACCGCCGCCGGGGCGCTTCTCCTCCCTCCCTCTCTCATTCCCCCGGCACGCCCGCTACGCGCGGGCAGCGGTCTTTTTCACACAGCCCTCCCCGCGAGGGCTTTTTTACGACCAGGAAGCACCATGTACCTAACAGCCAACCCCCACGCAGACGCAGAGCGCTACTACAGCGCACAGCAAGAGGCAGACGACAACACCGACGCCCTGGAAGCAAGCGCAGGAGCTGCATTCCGCAGCGCTCTGGCCTGGGGAAGTGACGAGTGGCTGAACCTGCATGGCCTGCGCGACAGGACGGCAGGCGAAGCGATTGCAGAGCTTGCATCAACCGAGGAAGGCTGCGAAGCAATCACAAAGGCCCTTTCCACCCTGGCGCAAAGCAAAGACCCAGCAGCCGTAGGAGCGATATGGTCGCTGTCGGATGTGTGGGTCAAGACGCTGGGCAAAGAGCTGGAGCAGGCAGTTTCAACACGCAGGAGCAACAAGCAATGATGAACGACACCACTCGCACCTACCCGCGCACCCTAAGACAAGCCTTCGGCATGTCACCCGAAGACGCGCAGGCCATCTATGTGTATCGCAAGCCACTTGCAGAGCGCATCTTGATCTGGCTGCTTTTTCGCTTCGGCTGGGCACTGGTGCTGCTGGCAGTGTTTCTGCTGTCGGGCTGCATTGGCCCGGATGACGCAGACACGGCAATCCTTATTGCACAGGACTTGCAGGAAGCAACCGAACAAGCGAAGGGGGCAAAGTGAGAAACATCGCCTACCACGACAACAAAGGCGTGTGTTTTGCAGAGGGCTACAGCATCTATCGCCATGAAACGATGATGAGCCAGAAGCCCGGCACCTACGCAATCATCGCCAATCTTGAACTTGCCAAGATGCAAGGCGCCAATCGTTGCCACATTGCAGCAGTGCCTGACGACTTCGGGAATCTTGTTGCTGTGCCAAGGGGTGGCAATGAAGCGTATTAAAGAAACCCTAGCCCTGTACCGCATCTATCGCCAGGTCAACCCGCCATTGCGGGCTGCACGCCTGGCGTGGCTGCTCGCCGGGGACTGATATGGACTGCCCAAGCGGAAAAGTAATCCACACGCTCAAGACGGCGACCGAAGCCGCCAAGCGTGCAAGGCACCGCACAGAACTACCCCTTACGCCCTACCGCTGCAACGAATGCGGACAGTGGCATGTGGGCCAAAAGAGCGGGCTCAAGCGCCCGGTCAAGACCATCTACGACAACCACCGGGGACTGACATGAAGCACCTGATACGCCACTACATCGGCGCATGGCGCCTTGCTCGCATCAATAACACCCGCATCTGCGCACTGCGCGAGATGCTTTTCAAGCCATTCTGACCATGACCAACATTCCAAACCTGGCTGGCGTGGTAACGCAAGACCTCGTGGAGCATATAGGCACTGGCAAGTTTGCGGCGGCCTATGTGAACTGGAGCCGCACCATGGCGCTACTGCGCGAACATGCCCCAGGCTGGCAGCCCGAGCTTGTGCACGCGCCAGATGGCTACATCCTGCATCAAGCCCCAGTAGGCGGGTATCTGATGATCCGGTTTCGCAATGGCGACACGGTAACGCCAGCAGTTCCGCAGGCCATCATGGACAACCGCAATGCGGCGATTCCGCTGGAGAAGATCACCGCCCGCGACATTACCGACACGCACCGCCGTGGGGTATGTATGGCCGCTGCGTTCACGTTCGGGCTGGCATACGAGTTGTGGGCGAAGCTCCCGCTGGAGTCTGGATACGCGGACGCAGAACCACATCAAAAGGCGCCTGATGTTGCATCCATCGTGCGGGCAATCTCAGGCGCTGCAACCATGGATGTGCTGAAAACGCACTTCACAGCTGCATGGCAGATGCTGGAGGGCGCAGACCGGGACAAGGCAAAAGCCGCATACGACACCCGCAAACACCAACTTGAAGAAAAGGAAACGACATGAAGGCATTTGGTTTGGCCCGTTTGGGCCGCGACGCAGAAATCCGCACCACCAGCCAGGGCGAAAGCGTGGCAACGCTGGCGCTTGCGTTCAGCTACGGGCGCAAGGGAAGCGACGGGAACCGCCCGACGCAGTGGGTGGACGCGGCGCTGTGGGGGAAGCGCGCCGAGGCTCTGGCGCCCTACCTGCTCAAAGGCGGTCTTGTGTCGGTGTCGCTGGAAGATGTGCACATCGAGACATTCGATGGGAAGAACGGCCCAGGTCACAAGCTGGCCGCCCGTGTGGTGGATGTTGAGCTGGCATCGCCGAAGCAGGCGGGATCAGCACCGGCGCAACAGCCGCGACCGGCACCGCGCCCGGCCCCTGCTCCATCAGCAGGCAGCGGGTTTGAGGACATGACCGATGACGTGCCCTTCCGCGACCCCGTGAGCTACCGGGGCGCGCACCTGGTGATGTGATGCCAGTCAGCGATTACCGCAAATACGCCCAAAGCGACAAAGGCAAAGCAGCCAGGGCGCGAGCGCACGCGCGGTACGTCGCAAAGCGCCGTGCACTGAATCAACAACCCAAGGCCAGCACTGCCGCAGTCGCTGGCCTGCTTATTTCGTGGGGACGCAATGGCAATCCCTGACACAAGCGACACAGACAAGATGGCCCTGATTGGCCGTCAGACGGTACTGCGCAAAGCGCGTCGCGATGCTGCGCAAAAGATACGCGACCGCATCGTCCCGATATGCCAATCTTTCGACAGCGGGCAAGACTGGGACTTGTCAGAAATAGTCCCGCTGATCGAGGAAATCAACAAGCTAAATCAAGCGCTGAACGATCTTGGATAACCAACACCCAGCCCGCACCAGCGGGCTTTTTAACGCCTGCAAACAATGAAATACGAGCAATTCCTGGCGTCAAAGCGCCACACATCAGGGAACTACGGATTTGACGCGCAGTGGATGCCTGAATGCGCGTTCGACTTTCAGCGGTTCATTATCGAGAAAGCCCTGCGCAAAGGTCGCATCGGCATCTTCGCGGATACCGGGCTAGGCAAGACCTTAATGCAGGTAACGATTGCCGAGAACGTCATCCGGCAAACGAACCAGCGCGTATTGATTCTGACCCCGCTGGCTGTGGCTTTCCAGTTTATTGATGAGGCCACCCGTATCGGCGTGCACGACATTGAGCACACGAAAGACGGGACATTCACAAAAAAAATCGTCGTGTGCAACTACGAGCGCATGCACCTGCTGAACCCGGATGATTTCGTGTGCGTTATCGCGGATGAATCGAGCATCCTCAAAAACTTTGCGGGCAAGACACGCGACCAAATCGTTGCGTTTATCAAGCGGGTTCCGTATCGGTTCCTCAGCACCGCGACCCCATCGCCCAACGACTTTATCGAGTTGGGTAACAGCTCCGAGGCGCTCGGGTACATGGGGTACATGGACATGCTGACCAAGTTCTTTAAGAGCAATCAGGGGAGCGTGGACAGCAACAACCGGAACATCGGGGAAAAGTTCTACCTCAAGCCTCATGCAGAACGGGACTTTTTCGCCTGGGTGAATCAGTGGTCTGTGATGGTCAAGAAGCCGTCCGACCTTGGCTTTTCAGACGAAGGGTATGAGTTGCCCCCGCTGATAACCAACAAACACATCGTTCACAACTCAAACACATGGTGCATTGACGGGCAAGCGTCAATGTTCGCCATGCCAGCCCAAACCATGACGGAAGTCAGGGAAGAGCAAAAACTCACAGTGCACGAGCGATGTGAGCGCGCCGTGAAGCTGGCCTACGGCAAAACCTCTGTGTACTGGTGCAACTTGAACGAAGAGAGCGCGCTTCTGTCCCGGCTAGACCCGAACGCCGTGGAGATTGTTGGCGGAATGTCGGTTGACCAGAAAGAGGAGATTCTGGTGTCGTTTGCGCGTGGAGAAATCGAGCGCCTTATCACCAAAGCAAAGATGACCAGCATGGGATTGAACTGGCAGCACTGCAATCACACCGTGTTCTTCCCGACATGGAGCTATGAGCAGTATTACCAGGCCATCCGCCGATTTTGGCGCTTTGGGCAAAAGCGCGAAGTCACCTGCGACATGGTGATTAGCGACGGACAAGAGCGCGTGTTGGAGGCGCTTGAGCAAAAGACAAATAAAGCCATTGACCTGTACGCAAACCTTGTCGCAAACGCGAACCGGGATTTTTCGCACGCAGCGAAAGAATTCAACCAAACAGTCAGACTGCCGGAGTTCATGCAATGAAAACCAAAGACCAGATCATCACAAAAGACTACGCCATCTATAACTCGGACTGCATGGAAGTGTTGCCGACGCTGCCAGACAACTCTGTGGACATGTCGGTGTACTCGCCACCGTTTGCGGGCCTCTATAACTACAGCTCCAGCGACCGCGATTTCTCGAACTGCGAAAGCAAAGAGCAGTTCCTTGATCAGTACGAGTTCCTGATTGAACAAATTGCCCGCGTCACAAAACCAGGCCGCGTCACAGCAGTGCATTGCACGGATGTTTTCGACAACTCATGCCGATTGTGGGATTTCCCGCACGAAATAATTCGCCTGCACGAAAAGCATGGCTTCCAGTACCGCAACCGCATCACCGTCTGGAAAGAGCCGCTGAAGGTGCGGATGCGGACGATGGTCAAAAGCCTCATGCACAAACTGATTGTTGAGGACTCGACGCAGTGCTTTACTGCCATGCCGGACTATGTGCTGGTGCTGACCAAGAAGGGCGACAACGCCGTGCCTGTGACGCACCCCGAAGGGTTGAAACGCTACTTCGGAGCCACTCCAATCCTGCCGAACATTCTGCGGGCATTCAACAACGCCAACGACACGCAGTTCACCGAAGATGAATTGTGGGACTACCTGCGAAACACCTACGCGGACCACAAAGACCCGAAGTCGAACAAACTGTCGCACTACATCTGGCAGCGGTACGCATCAAGCGTGTGGGATGACATTCGCATTGACAACGTTCTTCCATTTCGGGATAGCAAGGAAGAGGACGACGAAAAGCACGTTCACCCGCTGCAATTGGATGTGATTGATCGGCTGGTGGAGCTTTACTCAAACCCCGGAGAAGTCGTCTTAACTCCTTTTATGGGCGTTGGTAGCGAAGTGTTTAGCCCGGTATCGCTGGGGCGCAAGGCCATCGGTATCGAGTTGAAAGAGTCCTATTTCAAGCAAGCAAAAATCAATTTGCAATTCGCTGCCAATCGAGAGTTCGAAGATCGCAGCAGCGAACAACAAACACTTCTCGAAGAGCTTGAAACCGAAGCCGCCTAACCCAAACCAGCCACCCGCCAAGGTGGCTTTTTTACGCCATGACCAAAGCAAAGAACCCCATCCAGTACCTAGACCCATCCACCCTGCGAATCGTGGACGAGCCCTACAAAGACGGTCGCGCATCGCCAGTGTCCAAGTACGAACCAATCTTCTCGAAGCTAAAGCCAGGCCAGCGCATCGTATGCCCGGCAGGCTATGCCGCCAGGCTGTCCGCCCAGCTCCGAAGCTGGCTGGAAAAGAAGGGCCACAAGAATGTAGTTGTCCGCGCCCGCGAGCGCTGCGACGATGGCCTGGGCGGCGTGTGGTGGATCAAGGAAGCAGAGAAGCCCAAGACCGTGTGGCGCGGACTGGAGAAAAAAGCAGCATGAGCACGCTACTCGACTATCTCAAGCCCCGCGTGAAAGAGGATGCCGATTGCTGGATTTGGCAGCGTGGATTGACCAGCAATGGAACTCCCACCATGCACCCCACAGGGCACAAACAGACTTCCGTGCGGCGATGGATGGCGCAGCAGATGGGGAAAGCCATACCTGCAAACTACGTCGCCACCAACACATGCGGCAATCCTCGGTGCGTTGCGCCCGACCACTTGCTGATTGCATCGCGCAGCAAGCTTGGCAAGCTGACAGACGCCCGTACAGGGTTCACGCGCACGCCGCAGCGCAGGAAGAAGATTTCCGACAGAAAACGTGCCACGGCCAAGCTCAACCCAGATGCGGTGCAGGCCATCCGCGCAGCGAAAAGCTCGGTAAAAGTCGCGCAGGAATATGGCATTGCCAAATCGACGGCGATTCGCATCCGAGATTACGAAAGCTGGCGCGACTACAGCAGCCCATTCGCTGCATTGATGGGGTAGGCCCATGAGAAAGACAAGCGCCTACGCCCGCCGCCGCTGGGCACCAGACCCGCTGGCATCCCTGCACCTTCTCGACCGCGCCCGCCCGTTTGATGCGGGCGACACGACAGAGCAGCACATCAAAACCCGCGCCTGCTTTGAGCGGCTGGCAGACGGCACGGCCGACAACGACGACTTCGACCGCGTTGCTATGGCGCTGAACCTGGCGAAGGTTCGGGCGTTGGAGATCGACCGCGCATTGGCTGACCTGCTCGAAGCTGGGCAAGAGGCCATGACAGCCGTCAGAAAGCGCCACGACAAATGGGCAAAGTGGGAAGTGCTGCCAGCAGAGCGCGCTGCCATCGTTGACGCACTCGATGCACACGAAGCCATCACCGACGCGAGCAGCCCATTGCAGATGTACGAAGCGCTGGACGTTGTGCGGCGAAGCGTACTGGCGAACATGAGGAAAGCAGCATGAAAACCACCGACACCGAAACCCTCTACCGCAAAGTCGGGCGCAAGTACGCACCAGCTTACAGCAGCGCGCACTGTGCATATGACAGCGACCTGATGCCAGTGGGCAGCTTCCGCCTGGTGCACGCATACAGCGATGGCGGGCGTCGGTACGCATACGACGTCACCCCGGACACCGCCGCATGGGCGGCGGCTGCGACGCTGGCGGTACACGCGATGACAGAGGCCATCCACAAGGCCAATCAGCTCACGATTGCAAGCGGGACGCCGTGGACAAAGAAGCAGCAAGCCGCTATCGCGCAGGCCAATTCAATCCTTGAGGCCGCTGGAATTTGGAGCGGGCGCGGATGGACGACAGCACAGGCATACGACGTAGCGCAGGCGGGTATTGATGCCGTCACGCAGTGGGCAAATCAACCAAAGGACACGAAATGACAGCAGCAGAAAATGGGAGCTGGTACATGGTCAACCGGGACGGCATGGCGACGCTGTGCACTGACCGCGCCGATGCTGAGAAGGAAGCCGCCGATGCGCAAAGCGCGTGGCCCCACATGGGGCCGCATCGTGCGGTGCGACTTGTAGAGGCCAGCTTCGAGGCCGCAGACATGGCAACAGCAGCCGCCGAAGTGGCAAAGCTCAAAGGCCAGCGCATGGTGCTGTGCTCGCTGCTGGGGGAGTGCCTGCCGGTGATTGACGCGATGTTGCAACTCCCAGGCGATGACGCAAGCGATGCGCGGCTGTATGGGCTGATTTCACGCATCAAGGCCGCACAGGCTGCGGTGGCAGAGGAAGCGCTTGATGGGTGCAGGGCATGACAACCCGCGTGCGCAACCTGCAACCCGGCCAGCGCTTCCAGCTCAAGCGCACCGGCGACTGGTACGAGTTCCTCGGCCACAAGCGCGACACACCGGGCGGCACGCAGTACGTGGTGCGCCGCTCTGGCTTTGCCAATCCCACCACGTTGCACCACTCCTGCCACGTTGAAATCATCAAGGAGACATCATGACAAACCCCACCCCACACGGGCAAGAGCCCGAAGCGCTGCGATTGGCGCAGGAGCTTGACGCAGTACCAGAAACTGGCGCAGACCCGCAGACGATTCAAGAAGCCGCCGCCGAACTGCGCCGCCTTCACGCCTACTGTCAAGAACTTGAGGCGCAGGTGATCCTCGATTGCATGACTCATGTTCAAAAACCTGCAGAAATCGAACACGTTGCATGGGATGTGTCGAAAAACGGGGCGGAAATGAACACTACCGGGGCGGTGCTGACGCACAAGCAGGCCGTCGGCTCAAAAAACTGCATGCAGTGCTGCGTCAGCTACATGATGGGGCTTCCGCTGGAGAATGTCCCCGACTTTGCTACAGACGGCGGCTGGGAACGGTTCAGCGACTTCGCCGAGACGCAGGGATATGCAGCCGTCATGCTCCCCGGCAACCACGAATTTGAGGCGGACTATCTCGCATCGGGCACAACTGAGCGGGGCACCCCGCACATGGTTGTAATGAATGATGGCAAGCTGGTCCATGATCCACACCCATCCAACGCAGGGCTTGTTGAGGTGCAGTGCGTTTGGTTGCTGGCGAAACGTGCCACACCACGGACGGTGCAGGCCGACGAACACGCGGAGTTTGAAACCGCAGCAAAGGCTTACACATCAAACGTCAACTTTGAGCGCGACGGCACCGGCTACGCAGACATGACCGCCGAACTGCTGTGGCACGGATGGAAACTCCGCGCATCCCATGGGCAAGCATCAGCACAGGCAGCACCCCAGCCCACCCCCACGCCCCAGGCAGACGGCCAGCCAGCGCCAGACGAAATCATCAACATGGCACGGGAGCAGGGGCTGCCATCGACGCAGCCCGCAAGCAATGAGGGCAAAAAATGACACACAAGGAACCACCCAAACAGGTGCATGTCGGCTGGCTTGTCGAGACAACGGGAGACCCGATGCTCTTTGCCGTAGAACAACGAGATGAGGCCCTGCTCTACTGTGAAGACGGTGCAGAGCCGGTGGCGATTTACTGCAACAAGCCGGAACTGGAACGACACACCACAGCGCAGGAGGGCAATAGCCATGACTAACATCCAACCCCTAGCGCCGACAGACAAACAACTGGAAGACTTCGCCGTTGAAGAACAGTTTTTGCTGTTCTGCGACGCGGACGAATTCACGCAGATCGCCCGCGCAGTCCTTGCAAAGTGGGGCACGCCGCCAGCAGTGGCGGGAGAGCCGATTGGCTATTGCCACGAAATTAAGTGGCGAGCACATCAGTCGGAACAGGTGCAAAAAATCACCCGGAAGGCTCATCCTGAGTACGGATACACGCAGGCGCTCTACACCACCCCACAGCCCACCCATGCGCAGCCCGTAGCGCGGGAACCTCTCAGCGCTGAGCAATACAACATCTTGGTCGAGGACTTGTCAGAGTGGAGTCGGCATGTAGAAGTTGATACCGCGCCACGGTCGCTTGAAGAACACATCCACCAAGTCTTTGCAATCCACGGCATCAAAGGAGGCCAGCATGGCACTGAGTGACGAACTGGAAGCGCTGGCGAAGCGCCACGGCGCAACGAGCTACCGGAACAGGGCTGACACACAGCACCCAGCCTATGGGTTTACCGAGGGCGGGCTAAATGGCCTGATTGGTGAAGTCCTTGCAAAGTGGGGCGCGCAGGACGTGCCCGCATCGCAGGGGTATGCGCTGGTGCCGGTGGAGCCGACGCCGGAGATGGTCGATGCCGCGCAAGAGGCGTACATGCCGTTCGGCGACATGCAACTCGCAATCCAGCTTGCCATCGCAGCATCGCCGCAGCCCGTCGTGGTGCGCGAGCCGCTGACGGATAGCCAGGCGCAGGCCGGAGCGTGCGAGTGGAAGCATGACGATGACGACGGTTTCTGGGACACAGAGTGCGGGCAGCCGTGGCGATTTGATGATGGCGGCCCAAAGGAAAACCACATGAACTTTTGTCCCTGCTGCGGCAAGCCGCTGCGCATCAAAGGAGGCCAGCATGGCACTGAGTAAGAAGGCACTGATACGCGCCGTCAACTCGGTTCCAGAGGGCGGTGATGTAGGGGTGTGGGTGGTTGGCGTATGCCGAGCCGTCGAATCTGAGGTGCGCAAGCATGACGAGGCACTGATCCTCATGCTGGTTGAGCGACTTGAACGGGCGGACAATATCAGTGGTCACGCGAACAACAAAGCGGCCATCAAAGCGGGCCGTGCATGGCTGGAGGCAAAGAAATGAACATGAGCTACTGCCGCTTTCAGAACACCGTGACAGACCTCGCGGATTGCATGGATGCGCTGGAAGAAATCGACTATGACCTGACCAAGCTGTCAGCCGATGAAGAAAAAGCGGCGCGGCGCTTGATCGAGATTTGCAAAGTGATTGGGGGTCAAGATGACAACCGATGAAATCATTGCGATGGCGCGCGAGGCCGGGTTCAGGACGGGGCAAATCAACCTGTCCAATGGACCCCCCGTGCCGTTCATCGCCCCGGCATCCGGGACGAACTGCATGGTCGAGCTTGAACGCTTCGCCGCTCTGGTGGCAGCAGCCGAGCGCGAGGCGTGCGCCGCGAAGATCGAAGCCATCACGTACCGCAGGCGATGGGCCTCCGCATCTATCAATGGCACGCCCTTAGCGCCATGCGAACTGGCAACCGCCATCCGCGCAATAGGCACCCCATGAGCGACACCACAAAAGACTTTGACAAAGCCCCGCACCAGGGGCTTTGTCAAGGTGAAGTCCCGGCATCCGGCCTGCGCGGTGTTACTGGCCAGGCTTCCCGGAGGGTGCGGACATCACCTGCGTGCCCATCAGATTTCTCTGCCATCCCTCCATACGCCGCGCGGCAGTCCTCGAATACGGCTCCGAGGGCAGTGGCGTACTCAAGGACGGCGCCGGGGGGAGCTGCGGCGAGTAGTCTGGCGGCGGTGGCGTTTTGGTCCCGCAGGCCGTCAGAAACACGGTGCAGGCGATCAAGCTCAGTGCGCAAAAGCGCTTCACGGGTTCGGGCAGCATTGAGGGCCTCCACGTAGGTCTTGTTGATGGCGCGCTCGTCGGCGCGGGCTTCCTTGACGGCCTGGAGCTTTTCGCCCGCGGCCCTGGTCTTGACCTCGGACATTTCCAGCCGCACCTCGGCGACAGCGGCATCCATGCGCGCGCCCTGTAAAGCCCAGGCAGCCGCGGCGGCCGCCACGGCGGCGGCCAGGTGGGTGATGATGGTCAGGTTCATTCCCACCACCTCCACCAGCGCCAAAACATGGCCCAAAAAATCGGGTTCATTGCAGGCCCATTTCGCAAAGCTCGCGCTCGGCCGCCCTGCGCTTGACCAGCCCCGGCAGCTCGCGCCCACCAGCCCGCGTCCAGCGGCTCAGTTCCGCGCAGGCCCCGGCCATGTCGCCAGCGTTGGCCTTGCGCGCCAGGGTGGAGTCGCAGAATGCCTTGTTCCCCACGTTGAACGCGAAGCTCAAAAACGCGGCCTTTTGGCCGTCTGTCATGGGGTGCTTGATGCAGTCGAGTGCGGCGGTATGTTTGAGTAGGTCGCCGTACAGCATGTCTTCACACTGCTGGCGCGTGTAGCGCTGGCCCATGCGCAGCTCTGGCCCGGTGTGGCCTACGCAGGCGGTGATGATGCCGATGGGGTCGCGGTAGCTTTGCAGCACGGTGCCTTCGTACAGCATGACCAGCGGCACGGCAAGGGCCGTGGCACCTGCGCCGATCTTGAGCGAAAGGCGGTTTCTTGCAGTCACACCAGCCCCAATTGCTTCGCCACGAACATGGCCAGCAACCCTGCGGCGCCCCACACCGCAGCCATGACCCACTTGCCGGTTTGCTCCTGCATCGGCTCTGCCTTCTCCAGCTCTGCCACGCGGGTCGATAGCCGTTCGTTGCTATCTGCAATGAGCTGGCGCACTTCTTTTTCCTGGTCGAGGTACTGCAGCTCTTGCGCCCGCTGGCGCTCCTCGACCCGCTCCAGGGCCTTGAACGCCCGCTCCTGGGCCAGGATGGTCTGCGTCTGACGTTCCTCGACGATAGCGAGTTTTGTGAGCGCATCGGCCATTTTGGCGATGCCGTGCTTCATCTCGCTCATGTCCTGGGCAAGGCCCTCAATTTTTGTTGCGAGAACCTGCACGTTTTTGTCCTCCGCTCTGCGGTTGAGTTGTTCTGTCATGGCTTCGCCCTCCGTGGCTCGAAAATCGGCGTTCCCGTGCGGTACTCATCAGGGTAGTTCTTGCGCTCGAATTCCTTGATGTAGGCGTTCTTGCAGTGATCTGGCCCTTGCCAGAAGAACAGAAGATCAATGACGGGCATCAGCACCCGGCCCATGATCTTGCCGTCCCTGTGCGCCCGGTAGGCGCGGGCGCTGAGGGTTTCATCGGCGTAGGAAACCGTGCCGTCAAGCGGGGGAATCAAGGCGTTCACGAGCTGGTCAAATGCAATGAAGCACTGCTCGCCGTAGGCTTTGAGTAGCGTCCAGAATCTCATGGCGTATCCTCAATCGACGCAGGCCAGCCGCCGGTGCAGTCGTAGCTCTCCGGTGTTGCGCTGGCTTCCATCGCCACGCGGTGTGTCTCAGCCGCTGCAAAGATGGCGGCATCGCTGGCAGCTGTCGCGGTGAAGATGCCCTGTGCCAGTGCGGGGGTCATTTCGACAAACACTGGCGGGGGCGTAGTGGTGAGCGTCTTCCACATAAGGCCAGCCGGGATGGCATTGCCCATCATTGCCAGAGCGATTTGCTGAATGCGTGAAGGGTCGTCGCTGTGGAACCAGTGCGCGCCCACCTTGACGCCGAGGTATTTCCTGCGGTCGCGCTCCTGCTTGATGCGCTCCCACGCTGCGACCTGTCGCTCTGCCAGTGGGCCGGGCGGCGGGGGCGTCAGTGTCTCGCCATCCCACAACCAACCAATGCTGCCGCCGTGCAGATCGGCATCGATCAGCGTGACGCCGGGAAGGCTGTCAAGGCTCTCGACTGCGATAGTGTTGGCGACTGCGCCGCCCTCGATGATGTGCGCGCGCATTTAGATCACCTCCACGATTGTGATTTTTCCGTCAGCACCGTCGCCGCCTTTGCCTGCTGCCGAGCCATTGAGGTTGCCCGCGCCGCCGTCGCCACCGTCTCCGGGGTTCGTGCCGTTGGCGCCTGCCACGCCCGCAGCTACGGCCGCGCCGCTGCGCCCGCCGCGCTGGCCGCCCAGCAGGGCCTGAATCGCCACTCCGGGGTCGGCGCCCGCTCTGCCATGCGGCCCGGCCCACTCCGTGTCCTGAGTTGCCAGAGTAGGGTAGTAGTTCCCTGCGCCGTGGTCATTTGCGCCAGCCGCTCCTTTCCCGCCGCCGTGTGGGCCGTCGCCGTGCAACGAATTGGAGCCGCCGTTGTTGTCGTGCGTTCCCCCCGCGACAGACCGGAGCGCACCGATGCTCGATTCGCCGCCTGCAGTGCCCTGTCCGCCGATCTTGTTTACCGGCAGGTTGTCGCCCGTCGCAGCCGCCCCGCCAATCCCCTTCGCACCAACAGTGCATGTCACTGAGGCGCCGACCGTCACCTCGGACAAGGCAATCGTGGTTTTCCACCGCTCACCCGCACCACCCCCGCCGCCGTTGTTGCGTGTTGCAGCACGGGCGCCGCCACCGCCACCAGCGCCGCCCGCAATCAGGTCAGCGTCCCACTGCTGCACACCCGGCGCCCACACGTAGCTGCCCGTGGTCGTGTACGTTTTTGTGCCGCCGACGAGTGGGATTGAATGGAGCGCTGCGCCATCGCACAGCACGAGCCGGGCGGCGCCGGGGTACAGCACAAAGTTCGCAAGCCCGTCAATCGTCTCGGCGCTGTTCGGGTCGAGCGTAATGTCGCCCGTGCCCGAGTTGCGCACGTAGCACCACCAGCCATTACCCAGCGTTGCGGCTGCCGTAAGGGCAAGAGTCCATGTGCCGCTGCAGTCGATAAAAGCGCCTTTGTCCGTGCCGACCAGCGTGTAGGCGCTGGTCTTTGCGATGCGGTCAATGCCGGGCGGCAGTGCTCCTGCCCACTCCACCCCCGTCTCATCACTTTTGACGCGCAGGTTTTTCCGCGCCTGCCCAGCCAGCGCCGGAAGGCCCGCTGCAGCACCCGCCGCCGCTGCATAGGTCTGCGCCATGTCGCGCGCATCTTCAGCGCCCACCGCGAACCCCTGGGCTGCATCGCGCGCATCTTCTGCAAGCCCCTGCGCCGTCACGGCAAGGCCGCGCGCTGTGTCGGAATCCGCTGCATGACCCTGGGCTGCATCGCGCGCAGATTCAGCGGCCAGCACAGCGGCGCCGCCTTCTGTTTGCGCATCTAGCACAGCCTGGTTAGCGTCGCCTACGGCGGTGTTGAATTCAGGCGCCGCAGTCTGCATCCACTGGGTAAACGCCAGCGCCTCGGCGGCGAAGTTGGTGCCCAGCGGATTCGGCGCCACTGGTGGGGTTGGGATGGCCATCAGATAAGCCCTTTCACTTCAATAGATGCGTAGGAGTGGGAATACAGAGCCAGGTCCAGCGAGTAGCTGACAAGCCCATAGACGACGGTGGCGTCGAATCTAGGCTGTCCGGAGAGCACCAGCACGGGGGTGCTTGCGATCTGGTCCAGTCGCCGTGCGATGCGGTCGAATGCCGTGTTTTCCAGCAGCGTTTGCGTGCTGACCTTGCGGGCGTAGCCGCGCCGCTTGATCGTGGCTGCGCCGAAGGTGTCGAACGTCACAGTGCTGTAGTCCGTGCCAGAGCGCTTGAGGCCCAGCAGTTCACCACCCGCGTCAAACGGCACACCAGGCACGCACATGCCGCACTGCGCCGTGGCGCCAGGGGCGGACAGGGTAAGCGTGATGCTCTGCCCCGGCACGGTGGGCAGGCCCTCAAAAATGGCCTCTGTGCGAAATTCGGGTTCGCTGAAAAAATACTCTGCCCAGTCAGAAATCAGGCTGGTGTCCCACAGGCTCACCGTCTTGTCATAGACCGTTGTGACGCCGTGCACAGATACGCACTGCGCCGTTTTTGCGCGCACGTTGAGCAGGGCCACGGTGGGCGCGCCGATGGGGGTGATCGTCACGGCCAGGCTGTCCGCACGGGTGGTGACGGTGCCGACTTCGCCGTCAAACATCGCCCATTTGTTGGACGGGCCAGCGTCTGACCACCACGCCTCCGACCCGGCAGCGCCAGGCGTGTGCCCGGTGTTGCTGGCCTGCAGGCTCAGCCATGTGCGCAGGTTGTACGTGACCTGCGCTCCGCTGGCGTAGGTAGTGCCTGCTGCGTAGTCTGCATGGGCGTTGGCAGCGTTGGTTGTCACCATGCCGCTGGTGACGGCGATGGGGCGCACTATGTTCATGGGGTGTCCTCCGCCATCACGATCTGCTGCTCAATCCCCCGACTGGTGTCCGAGGTGTTCTTGGCAATCTGTGCAAGGGCCGCGAGCAGGTTTTTCTCCAGGTCTTCCACACGCTTGTTCAGCTTGGCGTTCATGTCCTTGAGTTCGGACACCATCTCATCGCCTTGCGCGTTTGCCAGGGTGTTGATGCCGATGGCCTCCAGCTGGCGCGCATCGCCGTAGACGCTGCCAAATGCCGCGTTGTATTCGGCCTGCGTGCTATAGCGGTCCTTGTCCAGCAGCAGCCCGGCGAGTTCGGTGTACTTGCCCATGGCGTCGGTGTCGCCTTGGGCCGATGCGCCGAATGCCGTGGCGTACTGGCGCTGGATCTCCGCGAGGGTCTGGCTGGCGTCCAGCGTGGTTTTGTCGCCGATCAGCAGGCCGTCGGCGAAGTCGCCCATCACGTCGCGTAGGCGCTCGAAACTTCCGGTGAGTTTGCGTGCGGCCTCTGCGGCGCTGGTGGTGCCGGTCTTGTAGAGTTCCAGCGCGGTGTCGAACAGGGCCTTGTACTGCGCTTCACTGATCTGGCCCCGGCCCAGGGCCGCGCCGATGCGGGTGAACGCATCTTCAAAGCCCTTGCTGTCGTACTGCCCCACTCCGTCGAGCATCAGCGCAGCGTCGCGCACGCTGGTGAACGCGCCGTCGAGCGCGTTGCCGAACGCGCCGTCGAGCGCGTTGCCGAACGCGCCGTCGAGCATCAGCGCAGCGTCGCGCGCGTTGCCGAACGCGCCGGTCTTTGCCAGGGCGGCTGCAGCGCGTTCGGCGTCTGCCGTGGTCATCGCGGCGGCGGCGGTCCTGGCGCTGTCGGCCACAAGGCGGGCCTTGCTGACGCTGGACAGGCCCGCGTAGTCTTCCCACGACGCTGCCGCCGCTGCGGACTGCGCGAACACGCTGCTGGCGGACCCCAGGCGCCCGATGGCGTCGGTGGTCTGGCCCAGGGCAGTTCCAGCTTGGCGGGCGGCCTCGGCCAGGCGGTCGGACTCGCGCCCGTACCAGCTGAAGTAGTAGTCGATGCTCTGCAGCCCGGCGTCACCCAAGGCCTGCTGTGCGGCGGCCAGGCGCTCGGCCTGCGCGGCGGTGTCGCCCAACAGGGCGGCAGCGCCGCCCATGGCGGTGTTCAGTGCGCCGATGGCGTCCGCGTGCTCCTGCGCGCTGAGCTTGCCCGTCTTGAGCATGCCGTCCAGCCGGTCCAGCGCCTGGCCGTAGGCGACCACGTCTTCGCCCATCTGCCACGATCCGCGCGCCCATCCGCCAACGGATGCGAAGTCCAGCTTTGCCTGTGCAGCGTGGACGCCAGCGATGCCAGGGCCGCTGACGCTGGTCAGGCCCTGGCGCGCCAGCACCTCGGCCACGCCCGCCACCGCGTCGCGCACGGCAAAGCCCACGTCGCCGCTGGCCTGGACGATGCCCTGGGTGATGGCCTGGGCGGCGGGTTGCCACAGCTGCGGGTCGGCCAGTATGGACTGCAGCGTGCCCAGCACGCCGTCGATGCCGCTCACGGCCAGGGCGTCGGCGCTGGCCTGGGCGTACAGGCGCAGGGCGTTGTCCGCGTCCATCCGAGCGCGGGCGGCGTTGTTGCCTGTGGCTTCGCCCACGGCGCCCAGCGCGGCCAGCGCTCCGGCGGCGTTGCCTTGCAGCAGGCGCGCGGTGGAGAGCTGGCCCGCGAGCAGGGTTTCCGTCTCGCGCACGATGGCGCCGATCTGGTCGGCGTACTTCTGGAACTCGTCGCCCAGGCCCAGCGCTTCCAGGTCCTGCAGGGACTTGGTGGCGCTGCCGATGGCGTCCGCGAAGCCGCTGTACTGCTCGTACTCCGCACCCGTCACGCCCAGGCGGCCGATGCTGGTGCCGGTGGCGCGCGCCGCGTCGGCGGCCAGGGACTTGATGAGCCCGTCCAGCGTGCCGCGCGCTTCTTCGAGGGCGGCTTCAGCGGCGGCCTCTGCAGCATCTTTGAGGTCGGCCAAGCCAGACGCTGCACGGATCAGCGCCAGGCGGGTTTCGTCGCTGGTGGTGCCCAGGTTGTAAATCGCCACGGCGGCCTGCGCGATTTGGTCTTTGCTGGCCCCCATGAGCGTTTGTGCAGACACATTGACGCCAGCAGCACCCAGGTCGGCTGCGATTTTGTCGTAGCTGGCTTGCGTGCGCTGCTCGGGCGTGAGGTACTTGTCGATCACGCTGGGCAGCAGCTCGCCCAGCTCGCGCAGGGTGTCGATCTGGCTGCGCAGGGCGCGGTTGCTGTCGTACAGGGCGGTCTGGTAGGCGTCCATGCCTTCGATGGCCAGGGCGCGCTCGCGGGCCAGGGCTTCTTCTTCGCGGCCCTGGGCGCGCAGCAGGTCGATCTGCAGCGCGGCCTGGTCGGCCAGCAGGCCATCGGTGATCTGCTGCCAGGCGCGCTGGGCTTCTTCGGCGGCGCGCGCGGCGTCTTGCGCGGCGGTGTCGATCTGCTGGGTGGCCACGAGGGCCTGCGGCAGGGTCTGGAGGTAGCTGCCAGCCTGGCCCAGAGCGCCGCCCACGGCGGTGCGAAGCTGCTCCAGGGCGGCGGCGAATTCGGCATTGCCGTACAACTCGGCCAGCGCCTGGGCCTGGGCCTTGGCGCGCTCGATGGTTTTGTCAATGGTGGCCTGACTGAGCGCCTCGGACACGCTGGCACCCGTGGCAATGGCATCGAGCATGGGCGTTACGATGCCCTGGTTCACTATGTCAAAAATTTGCCCGGCTGCGTTTGTGAACACTGCGTTCTGGATGCTTGCCACCAAGGTATCGGCCACGCTCTGGCCTGCTGCCATGGCATCGCCGCTGGCCAGGCCCTCGGTGAACATGCGCACGAGGTCATCGCGCGAGGCGCCGAAGCTCTGCAGCAGGCGCGCTGGCCACTCGGCAACGTCCTGCAGGCGCTGCACTGCGCTGGCGTCCGTGTTGCCGATGAGACGGTCCACCCAGGCAGGAACCTCGCTGTTCTCCATGCTTTCGATGAAGGCACCCGCGAGCGCTTCGTTGTAGCCCGTGAGGGCCTCTTGAATCTTGGCCTGGATGCCCGCCTCGTCCAGCCCGTTGAACGACAGCTTGATGGACTGCGTAAACCCGGTGATCGCCTCCGTGGGCAGGCCAAACGAGTCCGCCAGGCCCAGCATGGACTGCTGCATCTGCCGCACTGCCGCGTCAAGGCGGCTGTCGAGCTTGGGGTCCAGCTCACTGCGAACGGTCTTGTCACTGCGGAAAAGCCCGCCCTTATAAAACTTGTATTGCTGCCCCTCGAACCCCGCGTCCCCGCCCAGCGTGCCCTGAATGCCCTGGTCTTTGAGCTTGCGCGAAAACGCGGACGAGAGCGCACCGATGCCCAAAGCGATGGGGGCGAGGGCACCGGCGATCATACCAAGCCCCGCACCCGCACCGGCGAGCGAGCCAGTGCCCAGCAGCGACATGCCCGCAGAGAGCGACCCGCCCAGGGTTGTCGCACCAGTCAGCCAGCCAGCACCAGCCGCCAGCGACCCGCCCACGCTGCCCAGCAGCGATGCACCGCTGAGCGCCGTGGAAACGCCACTGCTGGCCCCGCCCTGCCCCGCTTGCGCAGCAGTGGACAGGCCCAGCGCGCCAGTGATGGCGCCAGCCACAGGGCTGACGATGGCCGAAACCACAGGCCGCAGCACCATGGTTTTGAACATGTTGACGATGGTGTCGCGCATGTTCTTGGCGAAGTCTTTGCCGCTTTCAAAGCCGCGCAGCAGGGCGTCGGTGAGGCTCTGGTTGATCTGATCGGATGTGCGCTGCCAGTCCTCCTGCGCCTTCTTTGCGGCTTCGGCGTTGGCCTTTTCCAGTTCAAGCGCGGCCTCTTTCGCCGCGCCGCCCTTCTTGGCAATGCCCAACTCTCGGTACGCTGCGGCCTGCTTTTTCAGGGCGTCGTAGGTCTGCTGGTCAAGGTTGCGGTCCATCGCCTTGATGGCCTGCAGTTCCAGATCGGTCGCCAGCATTTCCAGCTTCGCCGCGTCAAGGTCGGCAATGGCCTCTTTGCTCAGGCCCATGCGCTCGGTGGCTTCGATCTGCGCGGTGATGTCCGCTTGGATTTTGTCCAGGCCAGCGGACAGGGACGTGAGGTACTTTTCGCGGGATGCGGCGGCGTCTAGGTTGGCTTTGGCGAGGGTTTTGGCGGCGTCGGCAGATTGCTCGCTGGCGATCTTGTTCTCAAAGAGCGCGGCGACAGTTGCGCGCTGGTCGTTGGTGAACTTCGCCCATGCGGGGCTTGCGGCCAGCGCCAGAAACTCGGTCTGCGCCTTGTTGTAGCCCATCTGAGCGGCTTCGGCTTCAGCAGCGGCTTTTGGGAGTTCGTCGGACAGCTTTTGAATGAGCTTGTCGTATTCGGAGACCACTTTTTTTACCGTGTCGCCAGTGCCTTGCGGGACGATAGGCGCAACCGTGCCTTCGCCAATGCCCAGCGAGCGCGGATCTGGTGCGGTGCCACGGCCTGCGCCTGCGCTGCTGTTGAGGAATCGGGCGTTGAGAAGGTCGAACTGGAATTTGTCCAGCACGCGGCGGGCCTCTTTGTCGTCTTCTTTGACGGCCTCGCTGATCGCTTTGAAGCCCTGAATGTCGAACTTCGCCAGCGCCACATACGCGGCTCCGATGGCCCCAATCCCTCGCCCAAGCCCTTCGAGCACAAACTTCAAATCAGACAGCAGAATGGTGGCGGCTTCGACCACAATGCGCAGCCCGCCCCCCAGCCAGGACGCAAATGATTGCGAGTTGTTTTGGCTGTCTACGAACGCCTGCGCGAGGTTGTTCAGCGTAGGCAGTAATTCTTTCGTAATCGCGACTGCCGCACCTTCCGCTCTAGTTTGGATGCGGGTCAGGTTGTCGTTGAACGCCTCCGCGTTCTTCGCCAGGTCACCGTCAAACACAATGCCCAGGCGGTTGGCTTCATCTGCCATCTCGGCAAGGCCAGCCGCGCCGCCGTTGAGCAGCGGAATCATCTCTGCGCCCTGCTTGCCGAATAGGTCGATAGCGAGCGCGGCTTTCTCCGGGCCGTCTTTGAACGTGGCGAACTTGGACGACAGCTCTTTGAGCATGGTGTCTGCGCTTTTGAGCGAGCCGTCTGCTGCCTTCAAGCTGACACCTATGGCGTCGAACGCTGCGGCCTGTAGCTTGCTGCCGCCTGCGGCCAGCGCCATGTTTTGCGAGAGCTTGCGCAGCCCGACCCCCAGGCTTTCGGTGCTGACATCGCTCAGGCTGGCCGCGTAGTTCAGTTCGCGCAGAGACTCCACGGCGACGCCGCTCTTGGCGGATAACTTGGAAAACGAGTCGGCAGCGTCGATGGTTTTCTTCACCATTGCGCTGACGCCGACCACAGCGGCTGCGAAGGTTGCGCCAATTGCTACGCCGTTGATTTCTACGCCGTTGATTTTCCCAAGGCTTTCGCGCCAGTCGTCAGTGGAGTTTGTAGCCTCGTCTGTCTTGCGCTTTGCTTCGTCCAACTGGTCTAGCAGAGTCTTGATCGAATTGCGGCTGATGCCGCGCGTGTCTGCCAAGGCTTCGTAATACTCGCGGCTTCCCTTCGCCCCGGCCTTCTGTTCTGCAATCAGCCGCTGGATGCTGTTTTGCATGCTGCGCGTAGCAGACTCAACTTTCGCCGCCGCTTTGTCGCCGCCTACGGCCAGCAGCTCCATGCCATTGCCGCCGTCCTTGCCTGCTTTGGTAGCCGCATCGCCCAATGTCGCCAGCGAGCGCTTGGCACGGCCTACCCCGGCTTCTACGCCAGAGGCATCCGCGCCAATCTTTATCTCGGTGTTCAGATCGTCAGACATTGGGCCTCGAAACAAAAAAGGCCCGCCGTGTGGCGAGCCTAGAAATGAAAAAACCCGCCTGAGCGGGTTCTGTGTGGTGCGCTGGTGCGCTTTACTCTTTAGTCAGCCATTCATAGACGCGCGCGCCGATGATGGCGACAAATCCAACCAGGAACATGCGGGACATTGTTGATGGGTCGCCGCGTGTAGAGCAGGAAACGATGCCCATAACCACAAGCGCACAGCCCGCAAGCTGGACACCGCGTGAGACTTTTAAAGATTTGCGCATACCGCCCTCCTGTTGTGAAGGCCCGATGTTACTTCTTCGCCATCTCTTCTAGTGCAATTCGCTCCATTGCCTGCAAATCGCAAAACATCGCGTCGCGCTCTGCGTCTGTCTTGTCCCTGTGCAGTCTGTCCATTGTCGCGAATACAGCCGTGTAATCAAGGCCTGTAGCGCCACCCATTCCAACGCGCCATTGTGTTTGCACCGCGCAGAATAAATTGAACTGCGGCCAGTTTTCGGGCCATACCTCGAAGATGTCTACGTCGAAGTCTTCCGGCTCATACCCTGCCGCCCGCATCTCTGCCTCTGTGGGCGGCCTATCAAAGTAGGCCCGAACCGCGCCAATCAGTTTCCCAGGCGGGCCGCCGTCAGTTCAGCGAGGTATTTTTCAATGATGACGCGGGCAGAGCCGATGTAGTTTTGCAGCAGCATGTCCACAGACTCTTTGCCGAACGCATCCTCCAGCTCCCAGCCGGTAGCAATGTCTAGGATCACGTCCACATCGTCGCGGTCGCCCATGGTTTCCATGAAAGTTTTGAATTCGTCCTTTGTGCGGCCTTTGAAACTGAACTCCACGGCCACAGGTTTTTTGCCCGGCACCGGGATCAGAACGATGGCTTTGAATGTCGGGGCGGCGGTGAGAATGAGTTTTGCCATGATGGTCTTTCGCAGGGTTTTGAAAGCGCCCGTGCGCACCCGGCCCTTTCCCTGCGAAGGAAAGAAACCGGATGCGTCGGTGCTGGTGGTGGCTTGCGCCAGAAACAAAAAAGCCCTCACTGCGGAGGGCTGGCGCTTAGGCGCTGTAGCGGGTCAGACGGCCATTGCCATTGATCGAGACGGTGTTGGTCATGATCGAACCGTCAGCCAGCTTCACGTTCTCGTTGAACGCCACGCGGCAAGGGGTGTAGATCGTGGAACCAGACTTGAGCGTCTTTTTCAGCACGGTGTCGGTCTGCACTTCGGACAGGTTCACCAGAGCGGCATAGCTGGCCTGGCCGAACTCGTCGGCGTCAATGTCGAAGGTTTCAGTGATGGCGGCGAAGCCGTCATTGATGTTTTCCTCAACGTCACTTTCCAAGAACTTCACGGTGATGTTCTTGGCTTCGCCGCCGCTGTTGCTGGGGTTCAGAATCTTGTTGATCTGCTGGAATGTGCTGATCTTGCGAACCGTGCCGCCACCAGAGCCAGATGGATAAAACTCGGTGTTGGTGGTGTTAATGCCTTCGATCACAAAGGCGTCCGTGGTGGCAGACTTCACGCGGGCGGCGCGGCGGTTCAGACGGCCCCAGCCAGAATACAGTTGCACCACATCGCCCACGGAATAGCCGTGCGCAGTGCAGGAAACCGAAGCCTCTGCGGCGTTGGTGATAGCGGTCACTGTCTTAGCGGCTGCAAAGACGGTGGCCAGGGAGAAAATAGTGCCGGTTGGTACGCTTGCCATGATGTGTGGCCTTTCTGTTGTTGACGTGCCCGCAATGGGCATAAAAAAACCCGCAGGGCATTCGCCGTGCGGGGCGCTGAAAGCCCATGCGGGCACAAACGAAAAAGGCCCGCCGAAGCGAGCCTTAGTCAGTTGTTTTGTGGGTTATCTGGTCGTCCAGATAGAGAAATCTTGATGGCTTGAATAAAGCGCCGTGTCCTGCTCATAGCCGGAAATACGGGCACCGATGGCGGACGCCTGAATCAGTGGCGATGACTTAATCGCTGCCTCTACCTGTTTGGCAAGGTTGGCAGCCGCAAATCTCGAAGAGGCCCAGCACACAACCTGCATACGGGCGTTTTCCTTGTCTGGGATCGTGCCCTCTGTGTAGTTGATTACTTCGCCGCCCACCTGCTGCATAACGATGCGTGGGAGCAATGCACCTGACGGGGCAACATCCAAATAGACGCGGCCAGATACCAGCGGCGAGAGCAGCGAAACAAGAATTGGCTCTGCGCTCATTTCGTGGCCTTCCTCACTTCTGCCGCCATGCGCTCTTGCACGGCCTGCAACGCCTTCGCCCGTGCTGCGTCATAGGCTGGACGCAGGAATGGCTTGGCGGCCATGCGCGATGTGCCAAATTCGACAAAACGGCCATAGAAGGCGTGCGACTTGTTCCACGATATGCGGTAGCTGGCCTTTCCATCGCCGCTTTCCTTGTCGGCAAAGGCTTGGTAAATCGCCTTGCGCAATGTGCCTGGAGTGAATGTCTGCTTCTTACCCTTGGTGCTATGCGCCTTGGCAGACACCGGAACCCGCTGCTTTACCTCTTCGTAGAACACCTGTGCGCCAGCCTGTGCGGCGGGGCGTGCGCCCTCTTTTGCGGCCTTGGTGATGATGTCCAGCTTGGCGGCGATCTTGGAAAAGTCGAAGGCGATGGAGATCATGCAACCACCTTCGCCACCAGATCAACAAACTCACGCCGCCCCAAATCAGGCATTACCGCCTCGATCTGGTACACCGCCAGCCCAGTCAGCACGCGCATGCCTGCCGTGATGTCGCTGCGAAAGCGGATACGGATGCTGGCGCGCACAGTCGAGACTTCCGCGTCTGCTTTGATGGCTTCGCTGCCTGACAAATGTTTGACGTTCGCCCATACCGTCGCGTGCGTTTCCCAGCCTTCGGGCAGGGGTTCGCCCCAGTCGTTCGTTCCACCTGTGCGGCGCTGGATAACGCAGCGGGTGTTGAGGCGTCCGGCTTGCATCATTCAACGGCCTCAGCCTGCACCATCTTCACGCCAGCCAGGGTGAGGTCTTGTGAGGGCGTCATTGTGCAGCCCTCACTTCAAACCCCGTAACCACAAGCCGCAGCGGACCGGTTGCGTAGACGCCATGACCCAGGCCATCTCCGCCGCCCAAAACGAAGCCAATGCGGCTTGCTCCGTCCAGTGCAGCAGCGAACTCAGCCGGGTTGGTAGCAGCGGTCCCGCCCATCACAGCGCCCCATCTTGGGTCATCCAGGCGCGCAGTCATCACAAGCTCGCCTGAACGTGGGTCGGCCACAGTGCCAAACTTGGCATACCAGCGATACCAGCGGTACTGCCCTTCTCCCGTCCACATATCACCACCCTGCTGGAAGTAGAGTGTGATTAGGCCCTTGGCATCGGGGAATTTAACGGGCACCAGCTTAGTAGTTGGATCAGCCTCAATCCGCAGGCGAAGGGTGATCGTCTGGTCAGGCGTGAGCGGGCCGGTAGGCACCGTGACGTAATGCACATGCCCTTGCTCTCGCGTTGGGTATGGCACATCAATAAACCAGCCTTCTGGATGCGCTGACGGATGCAGAGGAACTCCCTTGCTCGCGTTGTCGCCCCACATGATCGGGCCGATCTCCCAAGCAGCAGGGTCCATCAGGCTTGCTGGGGGCTTCTCGATCTCTTGAGAATATGCACCGCCGCCGCATCCGGGCAGCAGCGATAGGAACATTGCGACGATTAAGGTGCAGCCCAATAGGCGCAATTTGGTATTTCGTTTCATGGCAGCCTCATCTTCTGCTTGGTGTAAAGCTCAGTGGCTTCGATCTGCGAGAGGCTGGATTGAGCACCACGGACGATTAGGGAGTAGAGGCGGCCTTTGAAGTAGCTTGAAGTTCCATCACTGGCGCCAATATACATAGGTGAATTAGAGAAGTTGCCAGTACCCAGGCTTGATGAGTTAGTCGTTAGCGCCCCATTTACTCGCAGGTTTGACTTGCTCCCAGAAATATCAAAAATGCCCGTCAATATAGATGTATTCGGGGCGGCATACCCACTTGCTGTAGTAGTTGCCCCGAGCACACTGCCCCTCCCCCGTGAAACAAAGTTCTGGCCTCCTATAGAGTTACCCAGATAGAAGCCTGGGACTGCTGAAATAATCCCAGTACTCACGATAGCTGCAAATGCCGCATCACTCAGCTTAGTAACCCCAGCCCACACAGTCATCTTGTCCGTTGAGGTGAAGTCGATATTCCCCGTTTGCAGGGCGTCATCAACGCCGTCGAAGCTCAGGTAAGCAGGGAACTTCGCAGGGTCTGCGTCGTAGTCTGTGGAGGTGTTGACCCGCTGGTAGGGGAGGTGGGCGTCGGTGGCGCGGCGCAGGTCGTAGGCTGTTACTTTGAATGTTCGACTACTATTTGTGTGGTATTTCACAACCCCTATGTTTGATGCATTGATTACTGTAGGCTGGCTGATTATCCGATAAAAGCCTTCGCCCATCGAAGCAACTGAACCGATTACTGCACCGCCGTTGACTACAAGCATGAAATCGTCTCCACTACCCGAGCTATTAACAACTGGCACTCCACCATCAGTCATCTTAACCACAACCGAGAGAATCGCGGAGAAACCATTAAGAGGTGTCGCGCTCTTATATGCATAACTACCAGTAACCCCGTCATGACCAAACGCAATCGCACCTGAGTATCCTGACAATGCGCTTGCGCTAATCAATCCCCCGCCAGTGGGCGCGTCAGCCAGACCGTTGCGGAACTCAGACTCCGTAAAGACGTTCACCCGCCTCGACAGCACAGGCCGCTTCGTCGTCGTGGCTTGCGTGGCGTGATTACCCCGCCCAGACTTATCGAGAATGCGCCCGACAGGCTGCTCCACCGCAGTGACTGGCACAGTGCCTGCGCTGTCCTGAAACAGCGTGCCTAGATCACTGGTGTCGTACCACGCGCCGGGTTCGGATGCGGCGAATAGGGTGCGGGGGTTGAATCTTGTCATTGAAGCCCCGAGCTTCCCTAGTTTCAATACGCCGAACACGGTCAGGCCCCGCTGATGACCGCGATCTTGTAACCGCTATTGGCGGAAACTGCAAAATACTCTGGGCTGTCGGCCACCAAGCGCAGAGTCGCCACGCTTGCGGTGGGGTTGTCGCCGATCTTCGTGAAGCAGGTGACATCGCTGACGACGCGGATCAGACGGGTGGCAGCATTGAGGACGGCAGATTGCGTGCTCGTGGCCCCGATAGCAACTGTTTGATCAGCCACCGATGGGACCGCAGCTGCGACCACGGAGCCGCTGTATGGGTCAGGCTGGATGCCTGCGAACTCGGTGATGTATAAGGTGGGCATTCTGGTTTCCTTTTAATTTCAGGCGTACACCTTGTAAGGCTGTAGCAGCCATTCCGCGCCGTTTGGCATCTGGGCCACGGACACGCCAGCCACCACGTCTTCACGGTTGGCGTACAGGTGCCCAACCGTCAGCAGCACGGCGGATTTGATCTGGTCGTTGACCACGATGCCGTCCATCGTCTGCCGGTAGGCCACTTGGGCGCGCAGGTAGGCGTACTCTGCGGCCTGGGTGGCTGCGGCCTGCTCGGTGGTGTCTGCCAGGGCTTGCGCGGCTGCGATGGCTGCTGTATAGGTGGCGGTGGCTGCTGCCAGTTCTGCCGGTGCTGCTGCTTTCGCAGCGCCCAGCGCGGTGCCGTCAACGTACACGCCACGATCCAGCAGTGACACCGCAGACTGCTCGGCGGCGTTGATGTAGAGGCCAATCAGGGCGTCTTCATCGGCGCCATCTACACGCAGGTGCAGCTTGGCCTCGGCCAACGTGACGAAGCTCATTTGTTCTCCGGCGCGGCCTTGTGGGCCTTGTTGCTGGCTGGCTTGGATGCCTTTTCTTTTGGCGCTCCATCCGTGGCCCAGCCTTCGGCCAGAGCAACGTCGATCATTTCTTGATCGTTGGCATCGACATCCTGCCCGGTCACGTAGTCCACGCGTCGGCAGCCGCCGTGCCAGTAGGTGAAGTCTTTGATGATGGTGAGTTTCATGGGAGTGCCAAAAGAAAAGGCCCCGAAGGGGCCTTGGTTTTAGGATACTGCGATCTTGAGCAGCTTAATTGCCTGTGTGTTGCGCAGCTTGCCGCCCACGCGCTTGCGCACGTAGAACTTGACGAAGCCAGGGGTGGTGATCTCGTCACGGGTGATGCGCATGCCCACGCGGTCGGCGATCAGGTAGCCTTCCTTGAAGTCGCCGAAGGCCAGGGAGAACGCGCCAGCACCGACGGCGGGCATGTCTTCGGCTTCGGTGATGCCGTAACCCATGAAGGTTGCAGGCTGTCCGGCTGTCAGGGCTGGCTGCCACAGGTATTGACCGGTAGTGTCCTTGTACTTGCGCAGCGCGGCCAAAACCAGCTTGGACGTCACCCATTGGGCGTTGTTGCGGTAGCGAGCGCGCAGCGAGTACACCAGGTCATAGAACAGGTCTGTGCTGGTGGGCAGCGCAGCGGCTTGGCCGGATGCGATGTACTGCAGCGTGCCAAAAGCGCGGGAGCTGTCGGCAGTGGTCACAGGGGCGGGGCCAGCCAGGAAGCCGGTGGGCTTCTTGGTGCCGTTGCCGCTGATAAACGCCACGCCTTCGCCTTGAGCGATGGCTTCGGCAGCAGAGCTGACCAGCCAGCTTTCCACATCGAAAAACAGGTCGTCCAGCGATTCCTCCGACGCCTGGGGCTTGGCGGATGCCATGCCGAACGTGGGCGCGACTTCTGCCAGGTCAGGCGTGTTGGTTTGGTTGCGGGTGTCGGTTTCACCCAGCCACTCGAAACCAGCGCCGTTAATGTCGAACAGTTCCTTGTAGTCAGGACTGCCCACAGTGCGCACGGTAGCGATCTGGCGGATAGGGGAAATGTCCACCGACAGGCGGGCAATCTGGCGCTCGATGATCTCGGGCAGTGCGAAGCCGCCAGCGGAGCCGGTCGAGGTGACGGTCTGCGTGGCGCGGGTTTCGCGGCCATCGCGGTTTTTGGCTTCCAGTTGCTTCGCTGCGGCGGCGGCCTTTTGCTGGCGCTCGTGATCGTTGGGCGCGCGCATCCAGTCGAGGAAGGCATGGCGGTATTCCACCGCTTCCTTGCTCTCGCCTTCTTGGCGACCAGCCTCACCGGCACCAGGGCGGGCCAGTTTGGTTTCCATCTTCTCCAGCTTGGTCTTCATCTCGCCCAGGCTGTCGATATGGGCATCGATCTTGGCGAGTTTGGCGTCGAATGCTTCGGTGGAAGCGCCAGACTTCACGGCCTCAATGCGGGCGTCGTTGGTCTTCTTGTACTCGTCGAAGGCCGTGGCGATCTTGTCCAGAGCGTCGGCCACGGACTTCACGCTGGGGTCTTCGCGCTTTTCGTAAGCGCCGACAGCTTGAGCCTTGGCCGTGAATGCGGCCATGTGAACGGCCATCACGGCCAGGAGGGTGTTTGCTTTACGCATGGTGGTTCTTTCTTAGGATGTGAGGGAACGGAGCAGCCGGTCTGCTGCCTTCATTGCCACGGCGGTCGAATTAGCAGAATCACTCCGCACTTCTCCCATCCGCATGACGCGCGACACAAAGGCCGTCGCGTCGCTTTTGCTGAACCCGGCATCACGCAGGGCTTTTTCAGCATCTTTTGGAGTCGCCATTTCGTCGGCAGACTTCACATTCGTAACCCGCGCTTTTTCGTTGGCGGGGAAGGTGACCAGGGAGACTTCCCACAGGTCAATGGCCGTGAGGGTGCGCACTTCCGTATCACGGTCGTAGGCCCATTCCTTGGACATAAACCCGATGGACAGGCCGTTGAGCGCGCCCATCTTGAGCAGGGCGTGGGCCTCCTTGCCCTTGACGGTTTCCATGGCGAGCTGGCCCTTGATGCGCAGGCCCTTTTCGTCTTCAACCATCTCTGTCCAGACGCCGATAGGCTTGTCCGCGTCGTGTTGCCAGAGCATGGCGGGCATGGTTCCGGCTGCCTTGTGGTCTTTCAGGGATTGGACGAAGGCGCCCTTTGCTATCACGTCGTCGTAGTTGTCACGCACGCCAAAAACGGAGCCGTAACCTTCGACGGTGCCATCGTCGCCTGCGGCCTTGATCTGCAGAGCGAAGGAGCGCACTTCGCGCCCACCGCCTGCGTCCTTGCGCTCAGGGCGTTGCTGGGTCTTGTTTTGCATTGGTGCTTCCTTCATCGGCTGTGCCGCTGCTCATGTTCAACGGCTTGAGGTATTCATCGCCGCCTGGGCGCGGATCCCAGCCCTCTTCATCGCGGTATTCGTTGGGGCTCATCAGGCCCATTTCGACCATGGTGCGGGCGTACACGGCACGATCCTTGATGGAACCCGCGCGCATGTAGCGGGTGTCGAACTCGCCGAACAACGGCCCGGCGCCGTCCAGCAGCATTTCGTCAATCCGCTGCGTCCATGCGCGGTGCCAGGGCGCCAGGCAGTGGATCAGGTGGGCAGCAAAGAATGCTTCGGAGCTGGCAAAGGTGCTGGTCTTGTCGGAGTGCCCAACCATGATCGGGAACACCCCATAACCCCTGCAGATTTCCTCAATCTGCAGGCGGCGGGTTTCAACATGCTGCGCATCGACCCCGGTTTGCGTCGTGGGTTGCCACTTTGCAGCCCGATCCAGTACCAGGGGCGTCCCGGCACCAGCGGGGCCAGTCTGTGTTTTGATCCATGCGCTGATGCGTTTGTGCTGCTCTTCGGTGAGGTTGCCATCAACGCTGTATGTGCCGCTGGGGCGCAGCCCGTTGGCGTGCATGGCGGCCTGGCTGCGCTCTGTCGCCATGGCAAGGCCAATAGCCGACCGGGCCAGGGACACGGCATTCATGCTGCCCACCCAATCCCACTGCACACCGTTCAGGACAAACACATCATCCGGCGTGAACTCGCCGATCAAACCAAACTCGTCCCAGCACCGGTAGCGCACCTCGTAGCGCGAGACTTTCTGCACATCCCAGTTCCCCGGCATGACAGGAATCAGCTCTTTCACGCGGCCATTCAGGCCCTTGACCTTGATGGACAAACCCGCGCCGGTCAATGCGGCGTGAATGGTCATCTGGCGGCGCCATTCAAAGCTGGTCTGCCACTCGTTCGGGCGGCGCGACAACAGGCGGTATTCGGGGATGTTGGTCGCTTTCTGGCGCGTGCCGTCCTGCATCTCGCGGAACACATGCAGGTCAGGCGTTGCGCAGCCATCGGCAATCACCTTAACACACGCAAGGACGGTAGCCACCTGCAGCGCGGTCTTGTCAGTGACAGCGACCCCGGCGACAACGCCGCCGCCCACGCCGTCGATCAGGCTTGCCACCTGGTCGTAGGTGAGCTGGGCAGCTTTGCGGCCCAAGAATCGGTCAAGGAGTTTCAAGACGTGGTTTCCCAAAAGGACTTCTCTGTAGAGATGGTTGTGTTGATCAGGCCAGCGGCCATCACAGCAGCGACGGCCAAGTCAATCCGGCCCGTCGCTTTTTCCTTGGACAGCTTGCGGTTTTCCGCGCCGTCCTGCTCGATGACTGCATTGCTCATGCACCAGTCCAGCACCTTATGACCCGCGTGCGCAATCTCGCCGTTGAGCAACATGCGCTCGAAGGTTTCCAGCGCGGGACTGAAGTCCTTGTAGCCCTGCCCGACCGGCTTCATTTCCGGCAGGCTGATACCGTCATCGGCGGCCAGCGCCATCAAGTCCTCGATGCGCCAGCGGTCGTAACCAACGGCGATGATCTCGAAGAAGTCGCACATGGCCGACAGCTTTTGCAGGATCACCCGCTTGCTGATGGCCCGGCCTGGGGTGGTGTCGAGATACCCTTCGGCCCGCCACTGGATGTACGGCACGCGGTCGGTGTCTGCCTTGCGCTGCAATTCAACGTCCGGCAACCACGCGAACGGCACCAGCAGCCACGGTTCACCCGCTTCCACCGGTTCCACCAAGAACACCATGCCCGTCAGGTCGGTGGTGCTGGACAAGTCCAGTCCGGCAACCGCACGGCGACCGCGCAAGTCCTGCCAGTCAAAATCCCGCTGCGCACCGCGCCACACTTCGCCGGAGATCCACGGGCTTTCCGCGTCTGTCCACTGGCAGAAATTGAGCCTTCGAACAATCGCCTCTTTCGACGGCATCCCTTTTGCTTCCACCACTTGCTCGCGGATGTATTTCATCCCCGGTAGGTCGGCGTCCTGCAATGAGGGGTTAGCCTTCGGCCAGCATGATTCGTCCGAAAAGGGATCATCCAATTCATCCAGGCCGCAGACAAACGGAAAGAACGCGTCGTCTTCCACCTCGCCCGCCGCCACCTTCGCGCCGTATTCGTGATAGCCCCAGCACGGCCCCATACGGTTGTGGCCCGCGTTCGTAATCATGAAGATCATGGCCTGGCGTCGGCTTTTCGTGCCCGCCCGCATCATTTCGACTACGGTATTTGTCTTGTGCTCGTGCAGCTCGTCAATCAGGCCGATGTGGGGCCGTGGGCCTGATTGCCCATCGTCGCTACTGATGGGCCGGAAGAACGCGCCATGCGCCATGTAGGCAAGGTTCCAGCACCTTTCCCCGGTGCCGCTCTTTTGCAGGCGCTTGGATAGCTCGGGGGATTGATCCACCATCGCAACGGCGTCACGGAACAGGATCATGGCTTGATCCTTTTTCGTGGCGGCGCTGTAGATTTCCGCGCGTGGCTCGTTGTCCGCTACAAGCCCCTTCATGCCAATGCCAGCGGCCAGGGGCGACTTGCCGGAACCCTTCGCGGTTTCGACGTAAGCCACGCGGAAGCGCCGGTAGCCGTCAACGCCATTCCAACCGAACAGGGAACCTACTACGAATTTCTGCCACGGCAGCAGCTCGAAAGGTTTGCCTTCGTAGTCGCCGCCGTTGAGCTTCAGCACATCGGCATAGAACCCCTGCGCCTTCTCTGATTCCTCGACATTCCACACCAGCCCGCGCTTGTGCCCGTCTTCAATGTCCCGCAGGTGCCGGGCGCACTGGCTGCGCACATGCGGGCCTGCAATACGCTTACCCGATACGACTTCCTGCGCGTACTGCGTGGCCGCGTCAGAAATAGCGGGCGGCGCGGTCTTCTTGCTTCTGGTCATCAGGTGTCGCGGTGACGCGGGAACGCGCCGAAGGGGTCATGCCGAACTCGGCGGCATAGCGCACCATGTCGGCCTTGGCCTTGTTTGCGATCCCGACGAGCGGGTTTTGTATGGCGTTGCCGCTGACGGTTTTAATCATCAGCGCAGCGTTCAATTCATCTTTGGCGGCCATCCTATTGATGGCCCGTTCGGCCTGCGCCCAGCGCCCGTATGCGGCGCAATAGGCGGCAAGCGCGGCGCGGTCTAGCTCTGTCATCAGGCCAGCGGCGTACAGGGCGCTGCACACCCGGCCCCATTCAACCTTTGCGTCGTCGCACAGGAAGGCGGGCGGCGTCGGCTCGGACAGGGCGGCAACAGCCTCGCTCTTGGGTAGGGCGCGTTTGCCGGGGTTGCCTTTGACCAGCTTTAGGGCGGTCGGGGTGGGCTTTCTTCCTACTGTCATGGCGCAACACCAAGCCACTGCGTGCAAACAGCCCGCGCCACTTGCTCAGCCATCTTTGGCGGCACGCTCATGCCGATCATGTATTTGCCGATTTTATCGGTCTTGGCCTTGTAGTCGTCGGGGAAAGAGCCGAGGCGCTTCCATTCGCGGTAGGTGAGCTTTCGGCATTCTCCCCAATGGCGCATGGAGTCTCCAGCCGTTAAAGTGTTCGATGGCGATAGGTCATCTAGTCTGATAGTGTTGAACCCGGTGCGTTTCCCAAGCTCTTTTGTGGTCGCGGTGGCGTATCCAGACCCATCGCCTTTGCGCGTCTTGTGCCACCACTTCATATCCATACCGCCAGGCTTCGTATCCGCCGCCTCCTCATTTGTCAACACCTGCAAATCAGCCGTCGCCTCCCCCGCGCTAATCCATCGGTGTTGCGGCGCAAGTTTCAACGGCGGCGCTTCAATATCATCACGAATTGCCACAAAGAAAACCCGCTCGCGCTTCTGAGGCACACCGCAATCTGCGGCATTCAACAAAAATAATTGCGGCCTATAGCCCAACTCCTTGAACCGCGCCATCACCATCTTGGTGTAACCCTTCGCATTGCCGATCAACATGCCTTTGACGTTCTCGGCAATCGCCACCTTGGGGCGCAACCTACCAACCAGGTCAAGGTAATCAAAAAACAGGTCGCTCAGTACCTGCTTGGCCTGCCCTTCACGGAAATGCTTTTCCTTGCCCCACGCCTTTTCACGACTGCCTGCCATGCTGAAGGTTGAACAAGGCGGAGAACCGTCCAGAATGTCCAGCTCGAACAATTCAGGCGGCAGGTCTTTGGTCAGCAGCTCATTGATGGGGCATAGGAAGTAATGCTTCGGCTTGATGTTCAGCTTGTAGTGCCACGCCATTTCAGGATCAATGTCATTGGCTGCAATGACTTCACACCCCGCGCGCTTGTACCCCATGCTTGAGCCGCCGCCACAGGCGAACGTGCTCATCACCTTGATGCCGTTGGACTGCACTGCGTCAAGGTCTGCCAGGCGCCAGGCGTGCGGGTTACTTGTCATCGAACTCAAATCCGCACTTTGGGCACATGCAGCCCATCTTGTAATCGTCTGGGTCAATTTCTTTTGAACTTGACTCCGGCGCGTCCTGCTCAATCAGCGAATCAAGATTCATTGCGGACGATAGTTCGCTTGCGTCAAATCCGATCAACGCCATATCGAAGTCGGCGGCGTTCAGTTCATGCAACTCAATCGCCAGCAGTTCGTCGTCCCATCCCGCATTCAGCGCCAGCTTGTTGTCCGCGATGATGTACGCGCGCCGCTGCGTGTCAGTCAGCCCGGCCAGCTCAATGCACGGAACCTCTTCCATGCCCAGCTTGCGGGCGGCAAGGACGCGGCCGTGGCCCGCAATAATTCCGTTCTCGCCGTCCACCAGCACCGGGTTCGTCCAGCCAAACTCGCGCACACTGGCGGCGATCTGCGCCACCTGCGCGTCGCTGTGCGTGCGGCTGTTGCGGGCGTAGGGGATCAAATCGTCCACCTTGCGGCCGACGATGACGGGGTGCGTTTTCATGTGTTCCTCGGGGCTTTGACCCCCTGTTTCAATTTCGCGGGCGTGTGAATCGAG